ACATTTCCCCATTTAAAGCACTTGATTTTATGCGAGACAATGCTAAAGCGTATGCTCACGCTAAAGCGGATGTTATCTACATGACAGAATTCCGTAAAAGTTTAAAGGCTATGCTGATGGCTGAGTCAGATGCTAAAACAGAGTCCGCAAAGGAAACTTTTGCTTATTCGGACAATCGTTACATTCAACATTTAAACGGATTAAGACAAGCAATAGCAACAGCAGAAGAATATCGCTGGAAGTTAATAGCGGCAGAAGCTAAGATAGAAGTATGGAGAAGTTTGGAATCTTCCGCTAGAGCAGAAGGGAAATCTACTCAATGAACAACGAACCAGTAGCATGGTTTTATCCAAATGGTAGCCCTGACCAATGCACTACCAATAAAGAATATGCCGAAATGAATCCTCCATGGACTCCACTCTATACCCATCCAGCAAAAGAACTACACCTATCACTTCAAAAAAGTAAAGAAACAGGTGAACTACTAGCTGTTACGTATACAGATGATGAGCATAGGATTGTGGAAGTGTTATGGAAAAAACCACCAGCAAAGACACTAACAGATGAAATAGAATATTTAAAAAACGAATTAATGATGGAAGAAGAAAGTTATATGCTTTTAAATGAATCATTTCTTTTTGCTAAAGAATCAATAAAACAACAACAAATAAAAATTAAAGAATTGGAAACAAAGACATTAACAGATGAGGAAATAGATGCTGTTTGGTTTAGTTACAAAGGCGATATTAAGGATTTTGTTAAAGCAATACTAAGAAAGGCACAAGACAAATGAACAATGAACAGCCAGTAGCGTGGATAGACCCTAAAGAATTAGATATGACTGTATCTACCAGCGTAACCAAAAACAAACAGTTTGAGTCTGATATTCCACTCTATACCCATCCAGCAAAGCCATTAGGCAATGTTGTTGTAGTTAGTGCTACTTGCAGTTGCGGAAAAGTTATGGAAGTTACTAATTTGCAAGAAGCAAAGACACTAACAGATGAAAAAATAGAAGTGTACAAAGAGGCGTTAGAAAAACTGGCTAGGCTGGGTAATGGCGATGAGTATGGAAACAGCATTGGTAATGATATTGCTATTGATGCACTAAGAAAGGCACAAGAATGAATGCTCACACACATTGTTGGCACTCAACAAATACTATGCTTTGCTCTATGCCACCACAAAGGGTAGAAGTTTGTTGTGTTTGCGGAGAAAAAAGAAACTTGGTAATTAAAAGCATGGAAGATAGCCCCGAAGGACATGGGCAGTTTCATCCAAACGCAATATTAAGAAAGGCACAAGAATGAACGACTTTATGTTGTATTACGGAATTGTATTCTTTTTAATTATCGGAATAGTTCTTTGGGCTTTCTTAAAATGAAAACTTTAATGCGGTCTCTAACTGCTCCTCACGTAGATTATGGATTTCTATATGGATTAGTAGAAAAAAGCCCTAATTTTGTCCCTAGCGACATAGATGGAGTAATAGAGAGAAATGGAGTTTTTTTGTTTTTTGAATGGAAAAATCCTCTTGAAGATATGAATGCTGGACAAGAAAAGATGCTTATTTCCCTTGCTAAAAAACCTGATATTTTTGTCGTAAAAATCATTGGAGACACGATTAATGGAGTTCCTACTATTTACGAATTTTTTATTCTTAAAGGAGAGGAATGGGTAAATAAAGGGAAAAGTTTAAGTGAATTTATAGACTTTTATTTACGCTGGATTAAATATGCGTCAGAAAAGTATGAATAAAACAGAAAAGGAACTATATGCTCGCATGGCACGATTTGGCTGTATTCTCTGCCACAAGTTGGGTTACAGGGACACACCAGCAGAACTCCACCACATCCGAACGGGAAATATTCCAAGAAAACAAGCCCCAGTTATCCCCTTGTGTCCAGAGCATCATAGAGGGAATACTGGTATTCACGGACTCGGAAGAAAAGCATTTGAAACAAGATATGACACAACGCAGAAACAGCTTTTACAAGCCACCTTGCAAATAATAGGAGAAGATAATGAATGAACATATATGGACTGCTAGCGGAACAGATATTGAAGAACGCTGGAGACTACATGGATGGGTTCGCCCATCAGAGCAACAAGAATATCAAGCTAAATACAAGTATTATCAGGAATTACCTTTACGAAAATTAGATGATGTAGCTAAAGTTCGCTATGAAGAAGTTTTAAAGAAAAATAAAGTAGTTAGAATAAAGTAACCTAGCCTTTAAATAACTCTTTTTCAGCTAATCTACGTCTGATTAGTCCAGCCATGATTGTACCGTTAGCTTTATTCCATTTTTGGAATTCTAAAGCCGCACCTTCCATATCGTTAGCATTTATTTTTTTAAGTAATGTAGAACCAGTAAAATTACCCTGACCGCAGTTATAAACAAAATCTACTAAAGCATCGAATTCGCATTGTTGAAGGTCTGTTGTTACCAATCTATTTACTGTTTCCACAGAATGTATTACATCTTCTTTAAGAAATTCGTCTGCTTGTTCTTGTGAAATAGTCATTCCAGATACTACGTCTTTAGTATGCCCGTAACCAATAGTCCAAGGTTTATCGCCTGTCGCTGGGTCAGGGTAAGAAGCAAGTTCACAGCCTTCAAACTTTTTAATTAAATCGTAACAATGTTGGCTAGGAATCATCCAGCTTTCTTTGCATAAAATAGAGTTCTATCACCGAATAAATAAAAGCCTACAGCACTAGCAAAATTAGTAACGGATACAGAAGGTGTGCCGTTGTATTCCAGATAGCACCAAGTACCTAGCACTATCATCGTTACAGAAGGTCGCATTAGCCTCACAATGGCTTCAACCCATAGGTATGAGGGGTTAGTACCACCAGCGTCGTTCATGGTTTTAAAGAAGTCTAAATCCATTTTCCGCATATCAATGTATTCAGTAATATTGGCTGGCTTAAAAGTATCTCCAGCAATAAACCGATTAATAAGGGATTTCCCTAAGTCCACTACAAAAGGGGCAAAAGTTGCAAGAATAGTAATGGGGTCTATGTCGTTCTCCTATGCTTTGTAATATTCTTCCAGCATAACTACTAACCTTAAAATAGGGAAAAAAGGCAATTTATCACATCCACTTTGCTTTACAAATTCCTCTAATATTTCAAGCGGAATTTTCACTTATCTGCCTTTTGACTAACCTTATCTTCAATTCTATCTAACTTAGTAAACATTGCAGTAATCGTTTGTTGAAACTCAGAACGAGTAATATAGCTTCCAGCAACCATTATTTCTATCGACCCTACTTTTTCTGCAAGTGCTATATCTGCAGTTTTTAATTCATGAATGGAATCCCAAAGCACTTTTAGAATCCAACCGCCAGTAGCCCCTGAAAAAAGAACTAGATAATTGATTAGTGTTTGAGTTTCCATAATTTATTTCTTACTGTACTACTTCAGCTTTTTCAACTGGAGCTTCTAGAGATTGCTTCAACATATTGTAAAACCCTTGTTTACCCACTTGCAACTGGTCAAGCTGAAACTTAGTGTTATTAATCTTGCGGTCAAGGTCGATACAATGCTGGAATAATACTTGTTGCTCTGGTGTTAAATCTTCCAGTTGGTACTCTGCTTCGTCAATCGTGATTTGAGTTTTTTTCGTGTTTTCGCTCATTTCATTCTCCTAAAATACCAGCTAAATAGGTAGCTGATTAACCTTTTACAGCGTTCTCAAATGGTGTTAAATCGTAACCAGCGTAGTAGTCACCTTTAGCTAATTGGATATTTAAATGGTCAATATTGCGTTGTTTGCAGTCTTGCCAATCTTCCGCAGACATTTCTTCAGGCTTGCCAGCATTGATTAGATTTACTGAATCCATTGCAGCATCGTAACTGCGTTGTACTTCTTGTTCAGGTGTTAGTTCTAACATTATTATTCCTTAAGGATGAGTTAATTTGTATGCGTCAAATTCTAATTTGAGTTCTTGAATTGCTTTTACTAAAGTAGGTATCAATGTTTCATGGTTAATATCTTTGTATTGAATTCCATCTGCACCAGCTTTTGATAATCCAACAGATTCAGGAAATACTGTTTCAAATTCTTGTGCAATAAAACCAGCGGCATTTTTCTTGTCTTGACCTTTTCCGTCTTTCCAATCAAATCTGCGTGGTTTTAAAGCCATAATTGAATCAAGACCAGTATCAATATCTTTAATATTTTCTTTTAATCTTTCGTCTGAAATTGCAGTAATTACAATAGAAGTAGCAAAAATAGTGCCACCATAACCAACATAAAAACGATAAGCACTAGCACCTGTTGAATACATTTCTAAAGTTGTTGCTGCGTTTGTTGATGCAGAACCAACCAAACTTAACTGTGGATAGGTTGCACTAGGATTAAACTTAAATCCAACACCAGAATTACCTGAAGAAGTTGTAGTACCAACCAAAAAGTTACCACTACCATCAAACACACCTCTAGGATTACCATCACCATCAGATAACACAATGTAGTTATCTGCTGTACGGATGTCTAGACCGCCTTGATTGCCGTTGTAATTACCAAGAATAGTGTTTTTAGAACCAGTTGTTGAAAGCCATCCAGCTCCACCACCAACATAAGTATTTAATACACCAGTTGTATTACTTTGCCCTGCTCCACCAGATATTGCATACCATCCGCTACCTACAAATACGTTTGCATATCCTGTAGTAGTAGATGCTCCTGCATAGTAACCAAGAGCTACGTTATCTGTACCAGTAGTATTTGCATACAAAGCATTTCTTCCAACAGCAATGTGCCTACCTGTTCCAGTTGTTATTGAATATCCAGCTTGATAACCAATATAAGTGTTATCCATTGAAGTTGTATTACTATACCCAGCTTGGTAACCTACTGCGGTGTTGTTAGATGCTGTGGTGTTTGCTTGTAGTGTTTCTTGACCAAAAGCGGTGTTGTTTGAACCAGTTGTATTTGCTGTTAAAGCAGTTCTACCAAAAGCATTATTTAAATTGCCAGTTGTATTCGCTGTTAAAGCAAACGCACCAACAGCGTTGTTGTAATAACCAGTTGTATTGGCTTTTAATGCTTCTTTTCCAACAGCAGTATTTTGAAAACCTGTTGTATTTGAATATAAAGAACCTTGTCCTACGGCAGTATGACCAGCTTGGTCAGTATTAGTGTAGAGTGATTGATAACCTACTGCTGTGTTGTTTGATGCGGTGGTGTTAGCCAATAACGCATCTCCACCCAAAGCAGTATTATACGAGCCAGTAGTGTTAGTAGCTAATGATTGTCTGCCCAATCCAGTATTGTACCCACCAGTAGTATTAGCCAAAGCGGACTGTAAACCAACAAAAGTATTTTGCACTCCAGTTGTATTTGCTTTACCAGCTTGATAGCCAAATGCCAACATACCAACTGTTGTAGCATATCCAGCTTCATAACCAAAAACAGTTGTAGCATTTCCAGAAACATTTGAATAACCTGCGGTATAGCCAACAGCAGTTACACCAGCACCAGTTTGATTACTATACCCAGCCTGATAACCAACTGCTGTGTTGTTAGATGCTGTGGTGTTGTTAGTAAGAGAATACATACCAACAGCCACATTGTATGCGCCAGTAGTATTGGAGTATAAGGATTCGTAACCTAAACCTACATTTCGTTCACCAGTAGTAATTGCACGACCTGAACCTTCACCCATTGCAAGGTTATAACTACCAGTAGAAGCACTTACTTGTGGGCCAGCAGCATAACCAACATAAATATTGTAAGCACCACTAGTTGTGTAAAACCCAGCTTTGTAGCCAATATGAATGTTTGCATCACCAGTATTGCTATACCCAGCTTGATAACCTACTGCTGTGTTATTAGATGCGGTGGTGTTGGAAAGTAGGGCTTGTGAACCAATAGCTGTGTTGTAGCCACCACTTGTTAAATTTCTTAAAACAGCACGACCTATTGCAATATTTTCAGTACCTGTAACTATGCCCTGGTCCATTGCAGAATAACCCATAGCAATGTTAAATGTGCCTGTAGTAAGTAAATTACCAGATGTATACCCAAAAATAGTGTTATTAGAGCCTGTAGTGTTATTAGCTAAAGCTAAGTAACCAACAACAGTATTACTAGCGACAGCACCAACACCCTTACCAACAGTAAGACCTGATATAGAGGCATCATTAGCTGTAGTAAGTGTTGTGCCGTTAAATGTTAGGTTGGCAGAGTCTGTTAATAGACCGCCAGTAGTAGCGTAAGTGACACGACCAGAAGTAAGACCTGTGTCAGTTATAGAAGTGAACTTACCTGTATTAGGTGTTGTGCCACCTATTGCTGGCGGTGCAGATAAATCTAAAGTTCCGCCTAAAGTCAATGAACCACTTGTAGTAACTGTGCCAGTAAGAGTTAAACCATTGACTGTGCCTGTACCACCTACGCTTGTAACCGTACCAGTATTGGAAGTCTTGTTATTAAAGGTAGTCCAGTCTGTGCTTGTAAGGTAGCCATTGACGCTTGTTGTGGCGGCAGCCATAGAAATAGCTGGAGTTGCTCCACCGCTACTTACTACTGGGGCTGTGCCTGTTACTGAAGTTACTGTTCCCTGTGGGTTTGCAGCAGTTGTAATACTGGTTACTCGACCATAAGTGTCTATTGTGACTACAGGAATAAGGGTAGCAGAACCAGTTGTGCCAGCCGTTGCCACACCTGAAGCAAGGTCAATTACGGGAGTTGTACCGCCTGTACTGGTTATATTCCCAGTAGTTCCGCTTACTGAAGTCACCGTACCACCGCTAGAAGGCGCAGTATTGGTAACAGTAAAGTTAGGGTAAGTACCAGTAACGCTAATGCCTGTGCCGTTAGTAAAAGCTACTGTTTGGTCAGGTGCGGTATTGGTAATAGTCAGAGTACCGCTAGTAGTAATAGGGCTTCCGCTTACGCTAATGCCTGTTCCAGCAGTTGCGGCAACACTTGTAACTGTGCCTACTGAAATTGAACCGCCAAGACTTGTGCTTGTGCCATTAATAGTAATAGCAGAATTGGTAAGACTTGAATTACCAATATTGCTTAAAGTGTTGGTTGTGCCTGAAATAGACTTATTTGTAAGGGTATCGGTAGTATCTTTACCAACCAAAGTGGTTGTTGCATCTGGTAAGGTTACTACTCGACCAGCAGTTGCTACGGCATCTAACAAGGTAATAGTGTTTGCCGCACTACCTGAACTCCTAAAGCGAATACCTTTATTAAAGTCTAAACCATCGCTAATGGTGACTAATCCTGTGCCCTTTGGCTGAATATGCAACCCTGTATTTGCACTAGCACCATCAGCATAAACATGAAGTGGCACTCCTACACCAATACCATTTTTAACTACTAAGTAATCGGTTGCTGAAGTAGTAGGGGATAAACCTAATATTTCGTTGCCATTGGTGTCATTGATTAAATCAATTTTTGGTGCAGTTAGCGTTTTGTTTGTAAGGGTTTGAGTGCCAGTTAATGTGGCAACTGTGCTATCAATAGCAAAAGTTCTATTAGCGGATAAATCACCGCCACCAGTTAAACCTGTTCCAGCAGTTAAAGTTCGGCTAGTTGGTACTGTTCCGCTAATGTCAGTTTGAGTTAATACGACTGTGCCTGTGTATCCGTTTACACTTGTAACGGAATCGGTATTGTCAATCTTTTGCCATGCAGTACCACTATAAACTGCCCAATCGCCAATAAGCCAATCAGTAATGCCATTAAGATTTGTATTTCCAGCTACAGAAACTACATAGTAATAACCTTTAGTGCCAACTGAACTTACCAATGTTGGTGTATTGGTGGATGCGTTCCATGTGCCTTGATAGCTTAATGCACCTATGACCGAATCAGGAATTTGCGAAATAGGTACTTTTCCAGATGAATCTAATGTTGCTACACCTAGTGCTAAACCAGCATCTTTAGTAGAGGCTGTTCCTAGACCTGATACTTGAGTATTGGCAATAGCAATATCTTGTTGGCTTGCAGAAGTTACTTGACCTTGCGAATTAATAGCCAAAGTAGATGTTTTACTTGCAGTTCCATAGCTTGTAGCTGTAACACCAGTATTTGCAATAGCAATAGTTACTGGGGTCGAACCATTAAAGGATGTTCCTGATAAACCAGTTCCAATAGTTAAAGTGCTAGTTGTTGAAGCGGTAACTGTAGTAGAACCGCCCAATGAAACGCTATTGCCATTAATCGTAATTGATGAATTAGATAATTTGTTATTGGCTATAGAACCAGCAAGCATAGTATTCGTAACTGTGCCTGTATCAGTTGTATATACACCATTAGTAACTGTGCCAGCATTTCCAGATATATCTCCAGTTATCTTTGAGCCAGCTAACGCTGTAATCCAAGATGGATTGGAATAAGAGCCTGTAGTAACTACTCCATTTGTAACTGTATCTGCATTGCCTGTTAAAGCACCAGTAAAGCTAGTAGAGGATACTGAAGTTAATCCAGCTAAAGTAGTAGAACTTGCGCCTAAACTAATATCAGTCGTGCCTACTGTAACTTTTGAATTACTAAGCTGACTATTGTTAATTGAACCAAGTGTGCCGCCAAGCGTTAAATTTCCTGATGAGGTAACTAACCCTGTAAGGGTTATCCCATTAACTGAGCCTGTGCCTCCAACTGAGGTAACTGTACCTCCACCATCAGTAACCCACTCAACATCAGTTGCACCTGAATTTAATCCAAGACGCTTATTGCCATTACCTGTATAAGATGGGAGTAAATTAACTCTAGCATTTGCCGCTGTAGTGGCATTAGTACCGCCATTAGCAATCGCAACTTGACCTGTTAATTTAGACGAAGCTAATGCGGTAATCCAATTAGGGTCAGAATAAGTGCCAGTAGTTACAACTCCATTAGTTACAGTTGCCGCATTTCCTAATACAGAAATATCCCAAGTGCCAGTTGCGCCTGTTCCATCTGGTTCTGGAGGTGTATATCCTAAAGCACCAGTTACATCTGAAAACAGTAAAGTTACATTACCGATGCGAGTATTAAAGGATGCCACTCCAGCAGATACTGTAGGTAATTCTACGCTTTCCGTAGTTCCATTAGTATAAGTAAAGACCAAATAATAAGTAGAAGGCGGTACATATTCAATAGCTACATTAGAAATTCCTACACCTGAAACGCTTGAATCCACGATTACATCAAGGTTGTTGCTATCCACTACTTGTATAGTAAGGTTTGCCATTTAATTTATAACTCCATCTGAACGAACAAGGAATAAGAGAAAGATAATTAAATCTTGTGCTGGAGTAATCCCTTGAACTGGTAGGCTGATTTTGATTCTTCCACTAAAGCCTACGCAATTCGTTGCGTTAATATCAAGTTCAGTAGAATTAGATAGTAAGCCCCAAGCATCTGAATCAATGATGAGAGTAAATGACCCATTAGCTTCTACGATATTGTCAATCGTTAAATCAACCGCTGTAGGTGCTGGAATGTAGTCTGCTATGTCAAAAGTTAAACCATAGCGAGAATCATGAATATTGGTGACTGTTCTACGAATAATCGTAGCATCTAAAGTAGCACCAGTTAAATCATAAGGAAGCGATGTTGCCGAATTGATAAAGGAAAGATTCCAGTAATTTTGCTGATTCCAAACCAATTCTCCAGCAATAATGGGATTATCAAATCCTGAAACTTGGGCAAGCGAGTTCTTATTAAAGACAGCCATATATCACTCCAAACTAGGTTTATAGCCCTATCCCCTGACAGGTGCTACGGATATTGTCTTATTTTTAATAATTCTACCATGCTTAAAAAAATTTATTACAACTATTTAAGTTGTATATTTTACCATTCAATAATTGCTACTCCAGCGTGTCCAGCAGAACCAGCAATTTGACCAGTACCACCAGCACCACCAGCACCTACTGTTACTGTTAAAGTTCCACCACCAGTTAAACCTGTAATGAATGCAGTTGCATATCCACCGCTACCACCGCCACCGCCACCAGAAGCCTGACCGCCACCACCTAAATCACCACCATCAGCACCATTACCGCCATATCCAGCAGTTGTATAAAATTTTGAGCCAGCACCGCCACCACCACCAGAATCTCCAGCCGAACCAGCAGTTCCAGCAAAAGAAAAGACTGAATTAGTTGAACTGCCTGAAGAACCACCATAAGGATTTTGAAATTGACCGCCACCACCACCGCCAAGAGCACTTATAGTAGAAACTGTAGTAGTACCGCCTGTGCTTCCATTTCCTTGACCGCCTTGACCACCATTTACTGCACTAGCTCCACCACCACCACCACCGCCAATTAAAGTTACTTTAACTGATGTAACTCCAGTGGGAACTGTGTAAGTTCCTGATGTGGTAAATACTTGTCCTTGTGCTCCTAATGATGTAGCGGTATTAGTAATAGTTACTCCACCAGTAGAAGCGGATACAGAAATACCAGTTCCAGCCGTAACAGAAGTAACTCCAGCGTTTGTAAGTGTTACAGAAGCCCCTAATGCTACTGCTCCACCGCCACTCATGCCAGTACCAGCCGTTACAGTTACAGAACTATTTTGTAGTCCAGTATTATCAGTTGCTCCTGATGAGTTTAATTTATTAGCAAATTGGGCTAAATTGAAGGCTTGAGTCATTAAACTGCTCCTGTTCTTGCAAAAGTTTCTTGTACCAAAATATTAGTATTTACCAATGGTGTAGTGGTTAAAGTATATATTGAGCCTGATGTAGCAGTAAAGTCTGTTCCGTTAAACTGTAATACCCCATTATTATATAGATTAAAAGCGTTGATATTATAGCTAAAGTTATAATTTGCTTGACCTATAATTGTAAAGACATCCACATTAACTGGAGTACCATTGGCTACTCCTAAATTATTGGCTGACCATTGTATTACTTCTAAATCTCCGCTTGTATTTCCTACAAAAGTAATAGTTTGTCCGCTTAGGTTATAGTCTTGAGCATTTACAACTGTTCCATTAAGAAAAAGAAGTTCAAACCCATCGTATAGGGTAAACCCTGATGCAGTATAAGAAGCCTGATTTGTTAAAGATACCGAATTTCTAGTAAAAGAAACATAAACCCCAGTAGTAATATTGGATGATTTAAAGGAAATAATAGTAACCTTATCTCCAGTTGTAGCACCAATAGTTAAAGTTACTGTTCCAGTAGAACCGCCAGTATCTGTATATTCGCTAGTATTTAATAAGCAACCATTTTTAAACACCAAGCATTGACCACTAATATATCCTGATGCCCTAGTTACGCTAAAAACTGCTTGTCCTGAAGTTGCTGTAAATTGTGCTTCTGTATAATAAAAATTATCTGGAGTTTCAAAGCCAACTACTCTGCCATAAATATCAATGGTTAAAGTAGCAACTGCTGAAGTCTTGGTATAAGCCCCACCAAAATCTAAATATTCTTGTAATCCAGCAATGATGTTTCCGTCAGAATTATTGTAGATTTGAACTTGCCCTGTACCTACAGTAGTTGAACCCACTTGGATAAGCTGACCAGTTCTAAGGTCTAGGTCAATAATATTAATTCCGTCTGGTAATGCCGCCCAAATAGAAGGGTCGTATACAAGAGTTTGGGTAGGAACAAAAGAAGCTGTGCCAGCCGCATAATCGGCAAACCCAGAACTAAAGCTAAATTTTCTACCAGTTCTATTTGAATAAAGAAGATAGACGATTGTTCCAAATGCAGTTGTAGCTAAATACCAAGTGTAATCGCTTGGATTAGTGCTTGGTGCTGTTCCCGTTTGATTACAAAGACCATAGTAAATCTTGCCTCTAGGGTCTAAACTGAATCCTGTTCCTGTAATGCTTGTAGCATAAGCAATAGAAAGATAGCGTTGTGAGTATTGGAAAGTAGTAGGTCGCCATTGAAATAAAGTGCTATGAGGACTATAAGCAGAAGAAGCAATACTATTCACCATACGGCTAAAGAAATACCAATCACCCGCTGGAATGTTTGTAAGGGTGATATTTGGAAGAAGTGTAGATACATTCCAAGGAGTTCCATTAGATTGAATTTCACTTGTTCCAGCAAAATACATTTGTTCTTGTAATGGATTGGTAAAGGCTGAATACCATACTTCTGCATACTGAGTAATACCAGATGGAGAAGTTCTTACTTGAACTACGAAAGATGGATTGGTAGTTGTTGGATATTGATTGGTAACATAAGGGGCATCTGGAATACCAAAGAAAGAGGGGTCGCTAATACCAGTATTGGGTGCTGGTGTAAATTGAGTTACATCAACGTCATCATAAACAGTTGCATTGTATTCGGACATATTAAGCTGAACACCAATAGAACCGTCATCATTAAATGCTTGGATTACTTTATTCAACCTGAAAGGTTTATCTGTCCATCCATAATTGGCATTTGTTACCGAAACAATATCTCCAGCATCTAATTGAATACCAATAAAATTAACAGTAACTTGCATCTGTAAATCTTCACGACCCGCTTTCAATAGTCTATTTGCTAAATATTGTGCAGTAACACTATTATTGGTTAATGGAAGGCTTATAG